TAGAGAAAATATTGACTAAAAAAATGGAGATTCCAGAGGATAGGATTGATATTGATGAAACTAGAAATAATTGTGATTTTACTGGTAATTATAAAAGACCTCTTTTTATGATTACTTCACTTTGTCCTAAAGCAATTACTCCTAATTCTGGATTTTTGAGAACAACCAAGGGAAGTGCTGGATATCTATTCTATGAGGATCAAGATGGATACCACTTTAAGAGTATAGATAACATTATGGATATGGAGAATGCAAATATTGAACCATGGCAAGTATATACTGTAGATACTGGAAAGTATGCTTTGGAGGATAATAACTTATCACTTACTGGAACACCTGTCTGGACTGAAAGTCATGATATCCTAAAGAAATTGAGGTCAGGGGCATACAAGACAGCAAACTACTATTATAATATAATCACAAGAGAACCAGTTTTTTCTGAGTATTCTGCTGCAGAAAGTCTAAAAGATTTGAAAACAGCAAATGAAGATGTATTAATTCCTGAAAGTGTATCTGAAAAGTATTCCAGAATAACATTTGGAACACTTGATAATGCCACCATGACTCCTAACTGGAGAGGTAAAAAAAGGGAAACTCCACAAGATCAAGCAGTATATCAATCGCAAGCTTCTGCTAGGTATTCTGCATTATTTTCTCAATTATGTGAAATTACAGTACCTATGAATTTGAATTTGAGAGTTGGTCAAGTAATACAACTTGAAAAACCTAGACTAAATATTGAAAAACCAACTCAAAAAGGAAAAGATTCTAATGCTGGAAAATACATGATTGTTAGATTGGCTCATGACTTTGGGTCTGCAAGTGGAGATTACACTGGTATTTCTATGGTTCGAGATTCTTACTTACCTTACGAAGGACGCTAACATGACTACTAAAGTTCCAGAACATGACCTAAACCATGAGGTTTATATTGATCCCAAAGATCATAAGGAGCATGTCAATCATGGCATGATTGAATATACTGAAAAGGATTTGGAAATGCACAATGATGCATTCCATGATCACACAGAAGAAGAAGTCGTACCTAATGAAGGTAAGATAAACGATTGGCACACACGCCATGAGGATAAGCATTTAGAAGTGTACTGTGACAATCATCCTGATTCTTTAGAGTGTAGAGTGTATGACGACTAATGCTTGAGCAATCCCGATCAAATATAAATTTTTCAGGTAAAGACGGTTTCCATTGGTTCATTGGACAGGTAACTGCTGATAAAGCCTGGCGGGATAAACAGAATCAGAATAGTAATAATGGATTTAGAGCAAAGGTAAGGATTCTTGGTCATCATCCTGGTGATAATAAAAAGCAGGGTGGTATTGATGATAAAGACTTACCTTGGGCTCATTTCTTAGTACCACCCAGTATGGGTGCTGGACATAATTATAGTGGAACTAGTTTTGCAGTGCAAGGTGGTGAGACTGTATTTGGTTTCTTCTTGGATGGTGACGAAGGACAACAACCAGTCATTGTAGGATCCTTTTATGCTAATAGTAATATAACTCCATATAAGACTTGGGAACAGGTCATGGAGGCTGGCAGTTCAGGATTCACTCCATTTACTGCTGATACAAGTATAGAGACTGGAAAACATATAACTCCTACTCATGGTAAGAAACAAAACGATGTAGGTGGATTACCTGATAGTAACACTCAGATTATAGAACAACCTGAAACGGCTGTGGGTGAAGCAGGTCTTAGGAAACCAGGTGAAACTTTTAGTCAATATAGGAAAAGAGTTAGAGGTGGTGGTAGTTCAAGTGTAGAGGTATTAGATAAACCAACTCATGAACTTAAAGTTGGTGAAGCCAATGCAGAAACAATAGCATTATCAAAGAAAGAGCAGAATAAGAATGGTAATAGTGAGAAGTCTGGTAATGATATTACACCTGAAGAGGAAGAAGATCCGATACCATCTGAAGAGAATGATGTCTACATTGATAATATAAACAAACATTATGATAATAAACCAACTGAGGTAAGGAAAGCACAGAAATGTGCTGATCCAAAGGGAGCGTTGGGTGATGTAGCAAAAATTCTACAGGCATTTACTGATGAGGTAAGTGGATATGAGAAGTATAAAGATGGACACATTGACCCTGTTATAAACAGAATTGTCAACATGGATCTGTTGATTGAAAGAACTTCTAACAAGATTGCAGGTGGATTCTCTGCAACTATTAGACAAGCTAGAAAGGAGATGTTCAAGGAGGTCAATAAACAAGTAAATGAAAATGTGACTTTCTTAGATCCTTCTCATCTTATCAAAAATTTAGAGGTAAAGAAACAACAGGATACAGTTTATTGTTTGATGGAGAATGTTATCAATGGGTTGAAGAATTTTGTTAGTGATTTCTTGAAAGGAATGGTTGGTAATTTACTTCAGATGCCACTGTGTGCAGCAGAACAATTTATTAGTGGTTTGATCTCTGATATTACTGACCAAGTTCAAGGACTAATTGGTCCAGCAATCAATGCTATCAATAGTTTAGGTGGTATATCTTTACCACCTTTCGGTGATTTTATGGATAAGGCACTCAAGATTGCTCAAACAGGTTTGAAGTTCTTAGAGTGTGAAGGTAATGAGTGTGAACCTGAACCAATTGATTGGAAGACTAATGTTGGTGCTGATCCTAAGAAGAAACTTAATATTGGTAGAGCATTAGGACTTGCTAAGAATTTGAGTGGTATGACTGGATTAGATGCTTTAGGTGATGCTCTAGGTGGTGGTATTATAGGTGGTACTCTTGAAGGTATGTTCCCTGGTATATCTAAAGTAAAGAGTGCTATTGATAATCCTGCAGGAGCACTAAGTGATGTAATAGGTCTTGATATAGAAACAGGATTACAAAAGGTTACTGGTTTAGGTCGTAATATTACGGCTATTCCATCAGCAGCAGAGTTTGCAGCAGAGTCTATGGCATTGAATAAAATGTCATCACTTGTAGGTGGATGTAATCCATTCCAGAAAGAATGTGGTCCACCTAAATTAGAATTGTTTGGTGGTGGTGGAGTTGGTGCTGCAGGTAAAGCAGTTATAAACTCTATTGGTGAAGTAGTTGGTGTTAGTATGGATGATCTTGGAATAGGTTATACTAAGAAACCATTTGTTAGTTTTGTAGATAATTGTGGTACTGGTAAAGGTGCTACTGGTACTGCTGATGTAGATCTAAATCCTGAGTCACCTACTTATGGGCAAATTACTAATGTAGTAATAACAAATCCTGGTGGTGGATATATTGCACCTCTTCCAGATGAACCTGTTATTGCAACTGCTCCTGATGGTACTCAAATTGCTGCTGATGGTACTGTCATAACTCCTGGAAATGTTGGAGGCACTGGCACTGGTGTTGACCCTGTTACTGGAGTAGTGGATGATCCAGAACTGCAAGATGATAACATAAATGATAGCACTAATGTTATCAATGATGATTCTGGAATTTCTTCATCTGATGAAGGTGAAGATGTTCTAGGTGAGGTAGCAGGTATACAAGTTGTTACTACAGGAATGAATTATTCTGATGGTGATAAGGTTGTGACTGATAATGGAGGAGAGTTAGGTTTAGAGATTGATGAGAAAGGTAGAATTATTGGTTCTACTGGAACTTGTGATCTTGGACTTACAAGTATTCCTAAGGTATCCATCAAGACAAAGACAGGTTATGGTGCTATAATAAGACCTGTAACTAAGTTTGTGAAGAGAAAGGATTATAAGGATCCTATTACAACAGACATTTCACTTATTAGGGTTATTGATTGCCCAAGAGGTTTCTAATGGCAAATGTACCACCTATTATTATAAACCATGCTGAAGATGGTCAACTCTGTATAGGAAGAGAAAGGGATAAGAATGTTCTAAGAAAAAGACAGGTTGGTCTGTATGGTGGGTCTAGTGCTGCCTTACGTTTCTTCTTAGATGGTGGATTTGAAATGAGATCCAGTGATGATGCAACAGCAGAGCAAGGTTCTAATATATTACAAACATGTCCTGGAGCACCACTTATCATAAGATCTGCAGGTGATATAATAATAGAAGCTGATGGTAGATTCTCTGTATATGCAAATGATATTAGGATGGAATCAAAGAATGCAGATGAAGGAGATATTACACTAAAGGCAGCACATGATATAAACATAGATGCAAATAATCGTGCTATAATGCAGTCAGAGAATGTTGTGTTGGATGCTAAGTGTAGTATTCTTACACACTCTGAGGGTTGGACATTTATTGTAGGAAACATTGTCAGAATACATGAACCAATTTCTCAACTTGTACCAACAACATTTGGTACGGCAATAGATACACTTGTTGCACCACTAAAAACTATAGTCTCAGGATAACATGGCTGGAATACCCGACATACAAGCACATAAGATCTACATTGGTTTAGAAGAACCACAAATAGATGATAGATCACTGAATAATTTGAATGGTGATAGACCTTATGAAGGTACTCTAGCTGTTGCTGGTCCTAGTTATCTTGGAGGTCACAGTGGTAGTGGTAATGGCACGTTGAATGTTGGAACTGATATAGATGAGTGGTCACCAAATGTCAGTGGAAGAGCAGTTGATATAGAAGGTGATGTTAATATAGTGGGAGAACAAGGACCAGACCATGTATACATTGATGGTAATGTGTATGTTACTGGTACTGTCGATTGTTTATCAACTGGTAGATTAGAATCAAGACACCAAGAGGCAGATGGTAGACCAAAACCATTTGATATGGTTCACCCATCTAAAGGTAAAGGTAACAGACTAAGGTATGCCTGTATTGAGGGACCAGAGGTTGCTGTATATTATAGAGGAAGACTGAAGGATAGTAATATTATACAACTACCTTCTCATTGGAAGGATCTAGTACATGCTGATAGTATTACTGTACAGATACAGAATATTGGAGTACCACAGATGATAACTGTGGAGAGTTTTGATAACGAGAAGATAGTCTTAGAATCTAATACCATACCTGAGACTCCTATTGATTGTTTCTACCATGTGTATGGTGAGCGTAAGGATGTCAATCATTTAGTTGTAGAGTATGAAGGAGATACTTGGGAAGACTATCCAGATCCAGACTATGATGACCCACAATATAAGACAGGAGTTAATACTAAGACTACGTGAAAAAACTGATTTATATTGAGGATAATTTTTTATCCCCTGAACTTTGTGAACACTTCATCAATCTATCTAAAGCAAATAATAAAGAAATGCCTTATGGTAACTCTACTAGAGGTGGAGATACCTATCTTACTACTGTTGAGTGGAAAAATCATACAGCAGTATATCATGGTGGGAACGTAGATCCTACTGTCATTCCACCAGAGGATGACGTAGTTATGAGGGTAACTAATCTTTGCAAGTCTTTTGATACTACAGCAAACTTAGATTACGTTGGTGTTATACGATGGCCAGTTGGTACATTTATGAAACCACATGTTGATGATAATAACAAGCACAACCCAGACATATTTGCAGCAATGTTATATCTAAATGATGATTATACTGGTGGTCATACCTGCTTTGAGCACATGGAAGTAAAACCTGAGAAGGGTAAACTCATAGTGTTTTCCAATGCTGAGTATTTGCATTATGTTTCTCAAGTTGAGAAGTCAGAAAGATTTGTATTGTCATTTTGGTACAACCATGCTATACTAGATGAAAATTCATAAGATTATGGAAGTACGTGGCACAGTAAAAGTCGATGGCATTATTGAATTGCCAGAAACTTGGAGAGGACATATTGAACCAGAAACTATTCACGTTCAACTTACCCCGATTGGAGTATTTCAAGAACTATTTGTAAATAGTATCCAGTATGGTGCAAAAGTTATTATACGTAATGCTTCTGGTGGACCTATCAATGCATACTATGAGGTGACTGCAAAGAGTAAAGAACTTCCTGTTGTGGATGATAACCCTTGCGATATCTAAGCATCTATGCTATAATGAGATACAAACTAAAAAACCATGACTGAAAGACTAGAATTTGACGAATTTGTGGACGAGGTTAGAGTCAACCTTGCTGCTAGAAAGTTTGATATTTTTGGATCTAATGGTTCTTGTCAAACAGTTGTATGTGATAGTGCAGATGAGTTTATGTCAGTATTACAAGTTGTAAGGAGTGCCGAGGGCATAGATGAAGAGCTAGATATAGTATACGTATGATACAATGACAGAAGAAAAGATCAAAAGTCTTTGTTATACTAAAGAAGAAGTTGATCTGATGATAGAGGCTGCTGTTGCTGAAGCAAGACGCATAGATGAAGAGTCTATGCGTAAGCATAATAGAGAAGCAACTATCATTAGCATGATTCTTGGATTCACATGTCTAGCATTATTTTTAGATGGATTACTTCGCATACTTGGTATCATTCCACCATTCGCAGGTCTTGACGTTAATATCATCGATCAGATTGTGGAGAAGGTTGAAACAGATATATATCCATTAGTGCAGAAGATACCTAGAATATGAGGATTGCAGTTATTGGTGCTGGAAAAAGTGGATGTATATCTGCTATTTCAGCAAAATATTTGTCTGAAATAGTTTCAAAAGATGTTGAGATACAAATATATCATGATCCTTCTATCAATATAAAAAATGATAGTATTGGAAGTTGTTATGAAACTGTCAAGTTATTATTCAAATTTCATCAAGGCGAATTATCATTTAAAGATTTAGATGATAATCTTGATGTTACTTTAAAAACTGGTATACTTTATAAAGATTGGGGTAAAGGAGGATTTAATTTTCATGGTGACGATGGCGGAACTCTAATTCATTTTATTCCAAAAAAATTCTCTGACTATATTTTATCAAAAAAGGAATTTACTGTTATTGAGAAAAATATTTGCGATCCAGAAAGTGAGATAGATGCTGATGTTATTATTGATTGTAGAGGTAAAGATGAAACCATAGAGTATCAAGACATAATAAATCCCATAGATTCTTCAATAAGTGCATATAAAGATGTGGAGAATATTGAGGATTATTCAAATCATATTGCTAGACCATATGGATGGATTCTTGGCATACCTAATAAAAAATCAATGTATTATGAGTATTTTTATAATAAGAAAATGTCAAGTAAAGAAGATGTTATATCTGATTTTACAGAATTTCTTGGAATACAACCTGAAAAATATCAGTGCATAAACAACTATTTTACTGATGATATTTTTGTAGGTGAGAGAACAGTAGTAAATGGGTCGAGACTTTGTTCATTAGAACCTCTTGAATCAAAGTCTTTACGTAATTATAAAGATGTTTCAATGAAAGGACTTAAGCATTTTTTTGGTATTATGACAAAAAAAGAGGCAAATGAAAAAATTTTTGATAGAATAATGAAGTGGGAATCAACGCTTTTGTGGTGCTATCA